TCCGTTTCCTCCGGCACTACCTGATCCAGCGTTTCCAGAAGATGTAGCACCGCCCCCGCCACCACCTCCAAAATTTGGCCCCGAAGGGCTTCCGGCTCCGCCGCCCGTACCCTGCGCTGGTGTAGTGCTTGGCGTATCACCTGTACCAGCAGAACCTCCAGCACCAGCTCCACCGCCACTTCCACCGTTTAGTCCAGAACGTGTACCGCCAGAAACTGCGGTTGCACCACCCCCGCCACCTCCGGCGGAAATGATTCCTGGAGAGGCAAATGGAGACGGTGAAGAGCCGCCTACAATTGATGACAAATTACCATTCCCGCCTTGCGTTGCAGTGCCGCCAGCAGTCCCCGCCGCTCCTACAGTAATGGTTAAAGTCGCTCCAACACTGACTGTTTGTGAAGCACCAACCCTATATCCACCGGCCCCGCCGCCACCTGAGCCATAATAATTTGCTGGGCCACCGCCACCACCGCCACCACCGCTTGCAACACACAAGTAATCAATACTCGTAACGCCAGTAGGCACAGTCCACGTAGTCGTGCCTTTGAATACGAAGACCGTTTGTGATGGTACGGTGTACTTCAGGATAACAATGCCGGAGCCGCCTGCGCCGCCTGAATAAACGCCGCGCACAGCACCTCCTCCACCACCGCCTGTGTTTGTCGTGCCAGCCGTTCCATTGCCTGAATTGCTACCTGCGCCGCCACCTCCGCTACCGCCTGTTCCAGCAGTGCCGCCACTATTTTCTACACCACCGCCTCCGCCGCCTGCATAGGTAACAGAAGAGCCAGTTATCGTAGATGCCGTACCAGCCCCACCGTTACCACCGACACCGTTTGCGCCAGCAGTTCCATTGCTACCTGATGCACCGCCACCAGCACCACCACCACCGGCAGATGTTGCTACAAGACCAGAACCAGCGCCGCCATTAGCTCCTTGAGACGGAGAAACAGAAGGTGTATTCCCAGATGCTTGAGTTGCACTATTTGCACTAGAACCACCTCCAGTTCCACCAGCTCCGTTTACGTTATTTCCACCGTAACCACCACCAGCTGATGTAACAGTTGAAAAGATTGAAGATGAACCTTGAACAGCAGCAGTCGATCCAGTTGCGCTCCCTGCCCCTCCACCTCCAACCGTTACGGTGTAATCTGTACCTGCGGTTACTGAAAGACCTGTTCCCGTTCTAAACCCACCACCTCCTCCACCACCGCCTACATAATTTGGAGCGCCATTACAAGCACCACCACCCCCACCACCAGCCACTACCAAATACTCAACCTCTGTAACACCAGTAGGGCAAGTCCACGTTGAGGTAGCCGTAAAGGTTTGGATGATGGTGTAGCCTGTGGTAGGCCAGATGCCTTGTTTCTGAGCAAGAAACTGCTCCATAAGCGACCAAACACCTTTGGCCGAAGATACAGTCGGTATGTTTGCTGGGCCGATAATCCCGCCGTTACCGTGTGGCATAACGACTCCTAGCTAATGTCTTCGTATGAACAGACAACTTTAATGTCGCCGCTATCAAATCCGCTAGATCCTACGGTAATACCTAAGCTGCGGTCTTCTTCAAGATACACATAAGCGTCTTTGTCAATAACCACGAGCGTTGCATCCGCAGGCACACTAACCGTAGACACAATAGGCGTTGCCGTTCCACCCAGTGAAGCAGCGGAGTAGTAATTTACAGTTACTTCAAGATTTGTAGTCCCGTCGGTATTAGCAACATAAAGCGCGTTGACCTTCAGCACTTTCCCTGAAGATGCTGCATTGCTAAGTATGGAAGTCGCCGTAGCAGCCGTCGTGACGTTTGTCGTTGTTGTCTTACCATTGATCGTAGTCGGTGAAACTAAATTAGGTGCAGCCATTTGTTATCCCCAAATCATTGCTGGCATGATCCCACCGCCACTGGACACGGGCGTAGCGCCGGGAGAAGAGTTCACAACAAGCCACTTAGCACCTGAAGGAATCGTGACCGACACACCCGATGAGATTGTCACTGGGCCGACAGATATGCCGTTATACCCAGCCGTTAGTGTGTAGTTGCTTGATATGGTCTGCTTGGATTCAAGAATTGTGGATGCGCCACCACCGCCACCAACAGCAGTCCAAGACAGCGTCCCAGTTCCATTGGTCGTTAGCGCATAACCAGGAGACCCAGGGCCAGCAGGCCAGATATATGTGTTGTTTCCACCCGATGACGGCGGCTTAAACGTAACACTATTGCCAGCGGTTGCAGAATTTAGTGTCCATCCTGTTGTATCAGCGCTATCAAGCGTGAATGAATACTTGGCAGTTATTTGCCCAATCGCTGTAACGTAAGCTTCAGAACCCGACGATAGATACGCAACACCTGACGTAAAGTTTTTTAGTAGCCGACCCGTCGTGCCGTCATAGAGAGCAATTCGGGAATCCGACGCCGAAGCCGGACCTACAACGTTGCCGTATTGCGAAGCAGGGTAAGTAACAAAGACTTGCTTGGTGCCAGCACCAAAATTGACTAAGCTGCCTGAGTTACTTGAAGCAAGGACCGTAGTCCGTGCCAGCGTTGTCCCGCTAGATGTGTAAGTGCCTAGGCCAACCTCCCAGTCACCCGTGCTTGAATCGACAATCGTGTAGTAGGTAGTGTTCCCGTTACCAACAACGGAGAATGATTGGAACCCCGATACCGCACCAGCAAGTGTTACTGTGCCGGTGCCTGTGGTTGTCGTCGTTTCCTGTACACGATCCGCAAGGACAAGGGCCATATCATGCTGACAAGCTGAAGGTGTAGGTTACTTGCAAGGTGTCACCATTAACAACCGAGCGGTCACCGCCAGTGAAGTCAGAACCTGAAAACAAAGTACCCGACGTACCCGAAGCAGCACTTGCCAAGAACGCACCACCAACCGTAGCAGAACTTGTGATGCTGTACGAAGCCTTACTTGCCGAGTTCGTAACAACTGAGGGATTTGCAGTAGTTGCAGCAGCAAACGTAGCAGCAGGGCGGCTACCCGAGTAAGGCGTAATCTCAGTCCACCCACCAGAACCAGCAGCGGGGTGACTCGCAAGTGTATCCGTAGCATTAAATTGGTTACTAGCCCCGGCCCCAGTTAGGCCAATATACCAAGACGTGATACGTGACGTAGCACCATCAAGTGCCGTGCCAGCCATGTACTGAAGCCCAGTGTTAACCACGAGGTTCTTGGATTCTGCTGTCCACTTGAGTTTGCCGTCCTTATCAAAGCACTCGAAAGTAAACTTACCCATAGCACGGGCAGCTTCCGACGAAGCAGGGCGAGCAGTTAACCCACTTACTACAACATCATTTGTCTTTGCGTATTCCATTATGAAATCCTTAGTACAGAGTTGGTTGCGCCCATAGGCGGAAAAGTGACTACAAGGTTAGCGGCAGTTTTAGTTATTGTCTGCCCAAAGTTTAAAACACAAACTGCACGATTACCATTAGTTGAATTGTAAATCAATGCCCCAGCGCACGTAAGAGTAACGTTTGAAAAGGTAGCGTCGTCAAACGACCAATAGCCTGTGCCGTTGGCTGCAAGAGGCGTGATGTTTGTAAGTGCAATCCCACCAGCGGTGTAATTGGTTCCACTCGCCTGACCCGGAGTAAGCACGTTGTATTCAGTGGTATCCGCACTGAGGTTGGCAGTTGCGACGTACAAGGCAAGATAAAAAACATCCCCCGTGCTCCTCGTAAAGTTGTGCAGTCCTTGGGCAACTTCTGCCTTAAAGCTTGTGCACATGGTCTGAACGATTGCCATATTACTTCACCGGATACCGAACTTGCCCAGACCTGTAGGCGTCCTGACGATCCATACCATCACCAAGACGTTTAGCAAGCGTCATAGCTTCATCGTATTTTGACTGCACAGCAGCCATCATAGGTTCTTCAGCTTTAATGAAGAAATACCCCTCACGAAGCGCACCGTACAGCAGCACCGTATCAAAGTTTTCACTAAGCCACGTCGTACCCGCCGTCACAATAGATTCTGGGTAGTAGTAATAATGCAACTCAACGTTGTAGCTAGCATCGGGTGTGGGGCCGAGGATAAAACTTAGCTCGTTTGTGATGGTTTGGCTAACGACATAGGGGCCAAAAATAGCGTAATGTCGTGGGCGTCCTGTGTTTCCTGACCCTGTGGGTATAGGGTAGGCTTCCCGAATAAAGTTAACGTCTTTATTAAGCAGGTAGTGATACCGCCCATCTGCGGCAATAACCGCCATACTATAAGGCGCAAGGAAGTCATCAGGGCATGTCAGGTAAGGATTATTAGCTGACGTACTACCCGTAACATTTTTACGAATAGATGGGAACTGTACAGAATTAAAAATGCGCTGCTCAGCCTGCTGAACAAACGTAGCGAGCTGATCGTCAGAACTCCAGACCGTGCCGGAGTCTGTCATATTTATCGTCGGGAAGTCGTTTTCGACGTACCCTCGGATCGCAGTTTTTAATTCAGCGTAATTCACGCCATCGGACCCCGACTCATAACACCTTTAGTGGCAGCACCCGCACCGCGCATCTTAATACCCGAAGTTTTTACCTCGTTGTTGACTCGTTTGGTTTTATTGCCAATCGTCATGTCAACGGTATCAACTGCACTATGATCAGGACCAGAACCAGGATTAGCTTCAACCTTGGTCTTTTTACCCTTCATCGTGTGGGGTTCGGCATAAGTTGACGCAGGGCCGACTTCTTTACCGCCTTTTTTCATGCTGTAGCTAGCCATTACCGCATCCCCTGATTACGGGCGCGAGCCATATTCCGACCCATCTTCCGCATATCCATACCCGTCGGACCGCCCTTCTTGAGTTTAGTCAGTGGAGCACCTTTATGCTTGGCTTTCTCATGCTTATGCACAGCACCGGCAATCATTTTCTTGTCTTGCGCTAAATCTTTCTTATCCATTATGGACTCCTAAGAAACGGTGACTGAATTAACAGCCCCAACTCCAATCAAATCATTTGGCGTAAGTCCTGTATCGAACCACCGCGCCCCACCAACAGGATACCAGCCCCATTGTATAACTCGACTACCACCTAATGGAACCCCATTCTCATCTTGGCTTGAATCGTTATTGACAGGTTCAATTCTTAACCCATTAACACCCGATTGATAATACGAGTTGGAATCAACTCTGGGGTTACGTATAGCTTGCGGGTCATAAACCGGATACATACCAAGCTGGAGCTGCGGCTGGTCGGGTTCCCAGCACTCAGGGCAGACAAGAATATTAACGTTCTTGGTCTTAATAACAAGTGATTTAAGTTGTTTCAGTTTAAAGCGAAAGTTACACCTATCGCATTGCGCGATGGCATATTTACCCGCTGCAAACTGATTGGGCATTAGAAGCTCCCGGTGTTACCCAGATACATCCTACGAGGCACAAACCGAACTGCTGCTTTTTCACGATCCTCACCAGCAGCGAAGTTCCACTGCTCTTCATAAGCAGCTTTAAGCATTTGAAGCCGCTCTAACCCTTCAGGAATCTTCTGCGCGATGTAATACGCCAATCCTGCTGTAATGCAAGGCAAAAATCTAAACGGCATATCTTGAGTTTGAATCCCATCGCCAGCGTTCTGAACGCGGCGCATCCGCCAGTAGACTACTTGATAATAGGGCGCGGCTTCGGTACCTTGGTCAGGTACGGGCCAAACTGTGAATTGGGGGTAGGCTGTTGCAGATGGAGAATAGCTGCTGGTGGCGGGGTAGGTCGCTCCAGAGTTGCGGCTGATGTAAATCTGTATCGGTCGTGCTTGAGAAAGTTTGTTTGGGATTGTGGCGTAGGTGGAGACACTAATCCGGGTAAGTGTGAGGTCAGCTTGCGTAGAGGCATTCCCAGCTCCCGTTCTTATAACGTGCTCAAGCAAGTCAATGGTGTCGTTCGGTAAATCGTACGTCGCAGTGCCCTGTACCAAATTCTTCGTGCCCTGCTCAATCGTCCACATATTGATGCCACGATTTGCCCACTCAATAGTTAGCAGGTTCATCGAACGACGTGCAGTACGCAAGTCGTAACCCGAGCGCATCTCCCGACCAGCCCTCTCAAAGGCTTCTTCGGCTATATCCGTAAACTCAAGATTAAAGTCGGTTGAACCGCTAGTGGTCATCTAAATCTCGCAGTCTTAGCGGCAATTTTTGCCGGTTGTTTAACAAACTGCTTACCTGCGCTTTTTCCAGCTCGTTTTGCCTTTGTCGTTGCAGCGTATTCTGAAGGTGTAAGAGACTTAATTGCCGCCTCCGGGAGGTATCGTTCGCCAGTTTTGCTAGACGGTTTACCACTTTTTGTCCGCCATTTCTGATCCCCCCAAGCCTTCAAACTCTGCTGCGGCGCTTTCAATCTCGGTAACCCCCACCTGCGGCTTTGTACTTCTTAGCTACAAGCTGTGCCTTCCTCGCGGACCATTGCCCTGCGCCTGTGCCATGTGTGGCTGCGGCTTTGACTTGAGAAACGATGCGTTTCCGAAGTTCAGGTTTAGTGTAGTTACCCGCAGCATTCACTTTGCCACCTTCAGCGTACTGAGTGAAATCAGTGTTATCCCGCCTCGCTTTACGCTTGGCAGTAGGCATTTTGGAGGGGGCTATTGCCCCCATACCGCGAGACGCCATCATCTCAGCAAGCCTTACCGCCGTAGGCCATTTTCTTAACCTTACCGCCACCAGCCATCTTGATCTGCGTACCTTTGGTTTTACCCTTGACAGCAACACCATCACGACTAGGAGCTGCGGTCTTTACTGCACCCATTTTTGTGGGGGCTACGCCACCACCTTTAGCCATCTTTTTCATTGTAAATTCCTTTCCAACGGATTGAGAGACACCTACTTTTTTAGCAAACTTCGGGTTGTGAGCCACCGCTTGCATGAACTTCTCTTGCTTTGCGCTAACTGCTGGCATTACTGTTTCCCTTTAGCAAGCGCATCAATCTTAGCTTCAAGTCTTTCAAAACCTGAATCAAACCGCTCCATGATCTTTTCAAGATCCGCACGAACTTCCGCACGAGTAATGTGATCACGGGCAATTTCTTCACGGGTACGGTTTAGCAGAATTTGAATCCGCTTTTGTTCATCCGAGGATTGTTTCAGCATGAACATTACCAAACCCACTAAAAACGACGTGATTAGGTTCCAAACCAGAGCGCCTGTTTCCATGACTTAACACTTCCAAGCCCTTAACGATTTGTTGATGCGGCTGTTAGGGTCGTTGGCAGTCTTAGCACTCGTAAGTTTCTTCTTCATGCCTGACATCCGGGCACAGAATGACTTTTTACGGGCACCGCCCTCTGGCTGTGGGGGTTTGAGTCCGGGTTTCCCCGGATTCGCTGCGTTATAAGAAGCTCTGCCTTTGGCGTTGAGTCCGCCTTTTTCAGATTTACCTTCTTTCCTCTGCCACGCCGGAGACTTAGCCATAGAACACCGTCACTTTTGCATTTGACAGGGTTGCGTACGCGCTAGTGAAACAGCGTACACCTTCGGCAGGGATAATAACGTTGAAGGTTTCTCCGCCAGCGATTGTGTTGATGGTAAACACCGTCGTACCGCCCGACCCACCATCTTTAACAACCACGCTACCGGCAGAAGCCCCCGGTTCAACAACCAACCCGCGTATGCGGGTTGGGTACGCGCTAATATCCCCAGAAGCTGCTAGTGAAACAGCCTTTACGTCCGTTTGCATCATGGCGATGCTCCTTCATTAGACGTTTTGCTGACCGAGGTATGGATCAGTGACGTAGTAGAAAATTTCACCCGTGATGTTGCCACCTGTGGGGGCGTCACCTGTCGTACCACCGCCAGTGATTTTGACCATCTGGGTAGCAGACATAATGGTGTTCAGGTCATCCCCTGCGGTAGCAGAAGCGAAATCGATAACCAGCTTGCCCGTGGTAGCAACAGCAGCGGCAACAAGTCCGTTGTCGTCAGAAACTGTCGTATCAGAGTAGCCAATCCAGCCCATATCAAACGTGGGAGTCGTGCCGCCTGTTGCAGCGCACAACGCATTAATCTGAGTAACAACAGCACCAGCCGGGAGAATAACCGGGGCGGTGTTGGTAGAAGAAACTTGAACGGCTACACTGTTTGCAGATGCGCCAGAGATATAAAACTCGGCAACCATGAGTGCGGTGCCACAATAAGCGGTGCGAGTCTGATCGCCACCGCCCGAACGCCAAATCGATTGGGTTGTTGAAACTGCCATGATAATTCCTTATGCACAAGTCGCTTGCTAATCGGTGCATCGTCTGCTGGGACAGTTTAGCAAGCTGGTTTCCCAGATAGCC